GACTCAGAAGGTAACCGCCGGCGCCAGCGGGAAGGCCCCCGCATAAGGCGGCGCGCTCATGCTCCGCGTGATCAGCATCTGGACCGTGCATTTGTTTGGGTTGGTGTCCAGCGGCCCGAACAGCACGTTCGAAGGAAACGTGATCGTTCGTCCGCCCGTCGCGTCCTGGCAGATTTCCAGCACGGTGGTGTAGCCCGGCTGCGTAGTGGAGAAGTCGAACACGGGGCTGGTGACACTCGTCGTCAGTTTGAACTTGCGGTAGCCGTTCCCGCCTCCGTTGAAGAGCGCGCCGAAGTTGTAGCTTGCTGAATTGATGACGGTCGGGTTGAAGTCCATCGCTGTGCGGTAGCCCGGCGCGGACATGTAGGAGTTCAGATTCAGGCTGTTCGGTGTGATGTTGAACCCAAACAAGGACCATGGGCCGCCGGACACCGAGCCGCCAATCGAGCTGCCGGATGGCGTACCATTCGGGTTCAGAAAGCGCACTCGGAAGTCCTCGTAGACGTCCATCTGTTCCGGCTTGATATCGAGGACCATGTAGGGCGGGCCGGCGGGGACGCTCTCTCCGAATCGAACGTAAGCCCCGTTTCTTCCGTTGATCTGGAGAATCTTGTTCAACGAATCCCAGGTCGCGTCCATCGAGCCTAGACTCCCGGTGGTGAGCCAGAACGGCAGTGCGTTCTGCGCCCCGCTCCCGCCCGGCTTGGCATCGATCTGGCCTTGTATCCCGCTGGTGACGCCGTCGATGTAGCCGAACTCCGTATTGCTCACCGAGCCGGTGCCGATCTTCGCCGCGTCCACACCCGATGCGATCTGCGAGTCCGCCACTGTGCCAGAGACTTGCCCGAAGCTGTAGTCGCCGGTTTGCGCGCTCACAGTGCCTGTGCGTCCGAACACGTTACTCACGCCTGCGTCGATGGCGCCCGGTTGCCACCGCCGGTTCGACTGGCTCCAAAGGAGCGACTGCCCGTCTGACGCCCCGCCGCCGAGGATCTGCGAAGGCTGGATCATCACGGTTGGCACGGGCGCGTTCAGGACGCGCACCTGGTTCACGCGCAGCGGCGTCGCGCTGGTAAGCACGACCCACCGTTCCGACCACGCCAGCCCGCTCCTCGCGCGGTAGATCACAACGTAGCTCGTGCCGGCGGGAGTGGCCGTGTCGTTGGGCTCGAGATCAACGGAGATGATGCCGTTCGTTATCGTATAGGACTGTTCCCACCGAGTGATGGTGCGCGCATCCAGGGTCGTCATATCCGGAGCGCTCACCGTGATGCGGCCGGAGAACAGCGTGCCGCCGAAGCCGGTGTAGCCGGTATCCCGAATCTGGGTTGGCGTGGCTTTGGCGACCGTAGCCAAGAACAGCAAGAGAAGAAGAGCACGTTTCATGGCGGATCCTCTGCGTTATGCGAGTTCGAGCAATTCGATCTGAACGTCCGACCTTCCAGGTCCGCAGGACTGCTGCCAGTCGCCATTGAACCGGACGGTGTACCGGCCTACGGTTGCGACACCAGTTGGATCGTAGGAGAACCGTGGGCTGGTGTCGTAGGGGTCGTAAAAGTAGAACGGTTCGGTCGCGCCATTCCGCGCTTCGAAGAAGTCCCGAAGCGTCAGAAGCGCGGCGGGCGTGAGGCGCTTCGCCTGCCGCCACCGCCGCCTGCTATTGGTCGCCAGCACCGACCGTTGCGACTCCCCGTTCTTGTACTCGTTCTCGATCAGCGGGTACGCCCGCTCATGGACGAACGACTTGCACAGCGACAGCGGGAGCACGGTCACTGGTGCCGCGTTGAGAACGGAGCCCGGCATGTTCGCGTTTCGCTAACTGACAATCGTTCCGGGGCTCAACTGAAGGCTGGTGAGTTCGCGCCGGTTCGCGTTCGATTTCGTCGCGGCCATCGACGCGCTCTGCACCAGGCGCGGGTTGTTTGTGATGGCCTGTACTGCTTGGCCCTGTAGCAACGCGGTCGTGGCGGGCCCGTCGAGTTGAATCACCAACCCGCCACCGGACGGAGTGCCGGCGCCGATCCGGTCGAGACCGGGCAGGCCTCCCAGCGCCGAAAGCGGGGTGCCGTTGTTGTACTGCGGCGATTGGAACAGCGATCCGCCCGTCTCTACCAGTGACAATGGCGTCACGGTACTGGGCATGCCGGTCGTCTTCTGGCCGGTGGTCATGGCATACAACTGGATCAGGTCGCGGATTTGGGGCGAGCGGATCGCCATGTCGATGTTGCCACCGAACTCGGATTTGGTCATATCCACGATCTGCTTCAACACGCCCTTGTCCGCGATATCGACCCCGTAGAGCGCCTTGATCTTCTCCTTCGCCTTATCCGCCGCTCCCTTCACGAACAACCGCACGATGCCTGCGACTGCTCCGGCGATGCCACCGATGGCCGCGCCAAGAGGACCGCCGAACTTGTACCCGATCAGCGCGCCGCCCGCTGTGGTCTCCGCCACGCCGATCTTGCCACCGCGCCGCAGACCGTCCATCGCCAGCAGAGCGCCACCCATGAGCGCGGCGTCCGATTTGCCGAGAGCCTGGAGCTTGTCGCCAAACGATCCGTACTGGCCGATCCAGCCGCCGGTAGCCATGCGCCCGCCGCCCATGTTGACCCAGTCGTTCGCGCCAAATCCGAAGAACGATTTGAGGCCCGGCAACATGCCCGCCAAGCCAGCCTTCGAGAAGATCCCTCCGGCTGCTGGCGCGGCACCCATGCCGGCACCGGCTCCGGACGAGGACGGCACGAACGGCGGCGTCCCGCCCACCGTCGCGCCAGGGAAAAGGACGTTCCCTCCCGATCCGAAGATTGGAGGCAGGATGGACCCAAGCCCACCGCCGCCACTGCTGCCGGGAACGAACGGAGGCGTACCGCCAGGCGCACCGCCCGCGAACACCGGGACCGCACCGATCCCGAGGATGCCGCCCAACGTGCCGAATATCCCGCCGCCAGCGCCCTTGCCGATACGGCCCTGTTGCATCTGCAGGTTCGCACCGGGGACGAACAGGTTCATCAGCATCGCCGCTACGCGCGAGGTCACGACGTCCTTGATGGCGGTGAGCAGCGCGGTCTTCAGGGAATTACCGATGGCCGACCACACCGACTGCGACTTGGTCAAGAGCGCATCGAAGACGCCGCCAGCCTGCTGCTTGAGCGATTGGAAGATGCTCTGGTACTGGTCCGTCACGAGTTTGCGCGTGGACGTGGCACCCTTGATCTGCGCCACGTCGATCTCCGACGTGGTGGCCTTCTGGAGCGCGGCCTTCTCGTGCTGGCCCAATTCGCGGACCTTGTTACCGATCTGGTCGAGATACGGCTCGTAGAAAATGCCCTGCGCCATCGCCGCCTTCTTCGCCTCGTCCACCTGGCGTTCCGTGCGGGCGTCGATCTCCTCCAGTTCGATCCTGGTCCGGTCCTTCATGGCCTGGACCTCGATGGCGGTCTTGGCATTCTCCAGCGCGACCTTGTCCTGAAGCGTGCGCGCGTCCACCGACTCCAGTTGGGCCAGTTGCAGACTCTTCCGTTGATCGACCGCCGCAATAGCCGCCGAACGGCCCTGGTCGTCGATAGTGTCCTGCCATTGGGACTCCTGCTCCCACACGTAGAGGCTCTGCTTCATCGGTTCGAGCACGAATTGCTCGACCAGCTTCTGCTGCCGCGCGGCCATCGCCTTCCACATCGACTCGATCCGGCGCGACTCCTCCTCGTTGAACTTCATGTCGAACGCCGCGAGCCTTTCCGCGGTCGCCTTGTGGATTGTTTCGAGGGTGGAGGCGTTGAGCTTGAAGTGCAGAACGGCGCCGCTCTTTTCATCGGTATACGTGGACCGCTGCGCGATCTCGCGATTCTCTTCCTCCTGAATCTTCGCGATGCCCGCCGCACGCTCCTCCATCGAGCGGAGCACGACGTTCAGCGATTCCCTCGCGGCTTGGGTTTCGGAGTGCGTGGACTCGACGATCTTCATGGAGTCCTCGATGCGGGCACGCGCCTGGTCATGCTCCGCGCTCTTGCGCTCCTCGACGGCGCGCATGTAAAGTTCCTGGGACGACTTCTCGGCTTCGCCCCGCTTCTTTCGCTCCGTCGCGATCCGGTTAACCTCGTCGTCCGAGAGTTCGCCCTTGCCCAAAATCTTGATTTTCGGAAGGCCCGCGCCGCTGAAGTCGCCCCACGACTCGCCCGCCAGCAGCTTCTTCCCGGAGATGATCTCGCGGACCTGGTCGTCCGTATAGCCCATCTTTCTTACGTCGTCGGGCTTGAGCTTGCCCTTGAGAAGATCCTGCTGGAGTCCCTTGCGGCGCATGTCCTCGTACTGCTGGTCCAAGCCCGCCTTGGTATCCTGCCAGGTCTTCCAGATGATCGCGCCGCCCGCCACGACACCGGTTAGTAGCAGCGCAATGGGATTCGCGGTGAGCGCAAGGGCAAGCCCCTCAACGGCACTGGCAATGCCCGCGATCTTCGTGATGATGCCGTACGTGACAATCGCGCCGGCAACGAAGATCGCCGCTTCCCCGAACTTCACCAGCCAGTCGGAGTTGTCTCTCAGGAAGCCCACGAGATCCCGCAGATTGGCGACCCACGACCTCAGATACCCCTGGAACTCCGCTCCAATCGCCTCCTTCAGTTCGATCACTTCCCGGGCGAGAATCTTGCTCTGCCCCTCTGCGGTTCCGGCCGCAGCGGCAGCCGCGCCTTGAATCTTCGCCCCCTCGCGCATGACCGCGTTGTACCGGAGCTGCCTGACCTCGTTTTCGTCGAGCGTCTTGCCGGTGAGCTTCTCCTGCCGGTCCACATCCTTATTCAGATCGACGAAGATCCCCATGCTCCGGAGCCCGCGCGAGGTGCCAGACTCGATTGCCAGGAGCAGCTTCTCCATAGCCTCGCCCGGCGAGATATTCTCGATGGCGGCGGCGTCCTTGGCCATCTTCGCCAGACCAACACCCTTCGCCAGATCCATGTCAGAGATGATCAAGCGGCTGATAGTGTGGGATGCTTCCTCCCCGTAGAAGCCGATCTTGCGCACGGCCTCCGCCTGCGCCATCGCAGCACTCTCGGAGACCCCGTGCGCCTTGGCCAGCCCCTTCATGGAGGCTTCGAGGCGCGCCTCGTGCGCCGCCATCTGAACCGCGCCGAGCGTCCAGTCCTTGGCCCACTCGATACCTTTCTTGATGGCGTCGGCGAGGAGGTTGCCCGCCGTCGCGCCCTTAACCATGCTGACCGTCATACCGTCGATCCCGGCAGATGCGCCCCGCGCAGCCTTCGATGCCGCCTGCTCCATGCTGGACAGGCCGGTATTGACGCTCTTGATCGAGGCATTCGCTTTGTTGACGTCCACCTCGACGACGAGTTCGAGCTTATTGTTGTCGGCCATGGGAGAGCACCTATTGGCTCGGAGCTTGAACTTGAGAAACCGCGCTTCGGAGGGAGATCGAACGGTCAGCGTACTGCGAATTCGTTGACGTGCCAGCGTCAGGGACTACTTGGCGAATCCCGCTGATTCAGTGACGGGACTTATCAGGACTTATCAGCAAAACATCGTTCTGTTCGGCTGCCCGCTTTCCGGGGGACATCGACGCTTGCACTCAGTAAACCGGGTCGAAGTTGCCGGAGTTAGACACGATCTTCAGTTCGCACCCGTCTGGGACGACGAGGGGGCACCTCATTGGCCGAACTGCGGGAATCCGTGAATTGGCTAAGTCCTTGTTGGTGCCTTGACCGGGCGTATGGTGGCAAGGTGAATGGCGTTGCGCTTTCGAGAGCCGGCGATTTCGACCTCGGATTCCCACAAGGGTTTGACAATGTCGGTCATCATGCCTGGGGGAACAATAATCGTGTGGCTCGTGCCCTCGGCATCAACGACGTGGATCTTTCCCCGCTTGCTGTCTCGTGAATCCGCCTCCTTCAAGAATCCGCGAATCTGGGCATCGCGGTCTGGCCGGGCAGGCACCCTGAGCGCAGCCATTGCCAACTCTGGGGCGAATACTGCGGCATCAACCGTTCCTCCGGTGAGTGATACCGTTCTTATTACGCCTCGACGGATAGTGGTGAAGCCGACGAGGTTCACGTCCTCTCCGTCCGGGCCGATATTGCGGGCTAGGGCGACAAAGTTGTTGTAGTATTCCTCTTGCGGGATTTTCTGCTTCAGTTGTGCCTGCGCGCCCTTGTTGAACATCTCAAGACATTCGAGTAGATCATCAATCGTCTCCTCGCCTAGAGAGCCTACACCCTCCAAAGTCATTTGGGTGCTGTGCCCAACCCGAAAAGATATAGCGAAACTCGCTGCACGTGGAACTGTGCTGAATAACTCTACAGTACTGAGAATGGCTGCCGGAATGCGCCCACTCGTCCTGAATGGAAGGTTGCTCAACCTTTCAGCAGTTCGATACAGTAAACGCTCAGTGTCATTGATTCGCGGTACGAATGCGCCAACAGGGGCAATGCCAAGTCCCACAGACTTGCCCGCAATCGACATCTGTACTTCGGTTTCAGAGAGGGTGACGCCCCGTAAATCCAAATGACGGCGGAAGTAAACCTGCTCCAGTAGATCGCGCAGTTCCTCCATAATTCCTTCCGGCGGCATTCCACGCAACGCTTCACAGATTAATATCTCGGCCTCACGATACTGGCCGCAGTCTAAGGCCAACGTTGCCGCGCTACGATGGAGAATCGACCGCGTAGGTTCAGCATCGAGCTTGGCGGAGAGTGCTTGCGCTGCCTGACATTCGAAGTTGAAGGCGGCTCTGTACAATTTGAGCGCTTCCTCTTCGTTGCCGCGCCCTTGGGCGGCAATCGCGAGGTCAGTGTGCTCCATCGCTGATTGATGCAGCTCCCTGACAGTGCTCACTTTAATTCAACCCGTGCCTTCGGCTGACCGAATTCGATGATGGCGATGTATGCCGGAAATCCCGACATGTCGCTCGGCTTCACCTGGTCAAGTTTCGTCCGCAGCCGAGCTGCAATGTTGCTATCGGTGCCTGACAGAATGCCGGACACTTCCAGCCTAGCTTTTTTTGAAAAGATGAGTTCATCGTCGTCAGTATCACCAATCCAATAGTCGAACCCAGCCCCCTTCCTTGCGCGCTCGATAGCCTTCTTGCCGGTGATCTCACGCAGCAAAGTGATAGCCACGCCGTAAGCACCGTGTTCAGTGGCCTCCTCAAGATCGTTGTACGTGCGGCGCTGAACATCTGTGACCGTCTCCCACAGAACTGAAAATACCGCGTTTACGATGCCGACGACCCTGAGTGAGACACCAGCGGTGTGCGAGCGGTCTTCAAAACAGACGGAAGCGCACTCGGCCATCATCGCGCCGCGCACAGGGGTCAAGGCAGGCATACCGTTTCTGAGGTGCCGCAGATGAATGCCTGCTGTCTTGTTGTCCACGGTTATGCGAGCTTTATCGTATCACCAAGCACAACTCATTGGGAGGGCGCAGGGGCGTTGCTCGGTCGAACCCTCGCCTTGCCGCGCGGAAGGCGGCATCAGCCTAGTACCGGGAAGTCGGCTTCGGTCCGGCATGCCAGCATCGAGGCTTCAATCTGAATCACTCCCGTGAAACGCCGTTCACGAAATAGTCCAGGCCTGGTCGCCCAACCGTTCAGGCAAATCCGGGCTCAGGTAGGACCGCTGCCCCTCCATGCAGGCGACTTCTCTCGCTCCAGCAGGTCCCGCTCCTCCGCGATGATCAGCATTGCGCAAAACTCGTCCGCGCGAATCTCGTCAAGGCCGATGTAAACCCCCAGTTTCAGCGCGCTCATCAGATCGAGAGCGCGCCGGATGAGCAGTCCCTTCTCCGCGCATTGGGCGGCGTCCAGCCGGTCGAGAGGGCAGTGGTCGCAGCGCTGGCCGTCTTCCTCTGGCGCATCGGGGCACAGGCCGGGATCGCATAGTTCCTCCCGGCGCAGCGCCCAATGCACCAGGAATCGGAACGACGGATCATCCGGCCACTCCCCGGCTAAAAACTCGCGTCGCGGTCCTCCGCGAACGCAGTATCCATCGCGTCGATTGCCGCCTTCACCGCGACCGCCTGGTGGATGATGGGCACGTCGCCCGCGTACCCCTCTGTGGAGGTAACGAGCTTCTTGTAGAGCGCCGCTGCCGACCCGATGTTGATCGTGACCTCCTGCCGGCCGAACGGCAAGTCGAGCAGCCGCGCGAAGCCGCGCCGGTACTCAAACACGTCCTTGGCCGAAGGCATCTTCAGCAGGTGAACGGTGGTGGCGCCCAGCACGCGGAGAGTGACCCTGAAAGTGTCGCCGTCCGGAACCACGTCATCCACCTCTGCCAGGCTCAACTGCTCTACGACCTTCATCGCCTCGAACGGATCGATCTCCGGGTCTTCGCCCTCGCGGAGTTTGGCCACCAGGACGGCGTCCACGTCCTCACCATTGGCGACGGTGGTCTCGGAGATCCCGCGCCCCAATTGCTTCACCAGGACTTTGCGGCGCCGCTGGCGTCCGATCCATTCGTCGTCGGACGGAAACCGGACGCGGACGGTTTTCACGCCGCCAGGCGTCCGGAGGTTGATTGCGATAGGCCTGCTCGCGTCAAATACTGGGGTTTCCATTGGTTTGATCCTCTCTACTGGCAGATGGCGTCCACGTTGCACTTCGCGACCGCTGTGATGATGCCGTTGGTCGCGTCATAGATCGGGGTGCATTCCACCGCGACCGTGACGATCTGGTCCGTCTCACCCACTTCGGCAGTCGCGAACGCCACCTTCTGCCAAGTGATATCGAGCGAATTGTTGGTATCGAACTGGAGGTGGATCACCGCGGTGCCGGTGGTCTGGGCCTTGAGCAGCGTCAACTCCGTCGAGTTGTGGTCGAAGCGGGCCACGAACTTGAGAGCCCCCGCTCGATTGCCGAACTCCAGCCTGCCTCGAAGAGCGCCGGTGGTCGCGTCGCCTGTCGTCTGGAAGCCGGAGCCAGGATAGAAGCCCGCATCCATGCGGATGTTGTTCTTCCAGGCTGTTTCGAGCGAGACGATGTTCTTGTTCGTCACGTAATCCACGCCGTTGATCGTGAGAGTCAGCGACGCGGAGGGCAGAAGCTTTTCGAGCGTTATGGCGGGGACAGTGATCCCGGAAGGCTCGGTGAGCTTTCCGCTCCCAACGAACTCAATGTTGATCTTGCTGTTCGCGCGGCCAGGACCAGAGCCAACCGTGATCGTCCATCCCTCGACGCAGCACCCGACAGCCATGCGGTCGAGAACCACACCGGCGCCCGGACGGATCTGCTCGACGAACGAGAAGTACGGCAGTTCCGTAGCGTCTCCGCTGGACGGGATCAACGGCGTGCATGTGTAAACGAAGTTCGGCGTCGTGCCGGACTTCACCACCTTGCCCAGCCCGAAGGCCATGGCCCACGCCGCGACCTCCGCGCTCAGATACTTCTCGAGCGTGCCGCCGATGTCCCAGGACGTTTTGAACGTCTGGGTCGCGAACTCGTGGCCTTTGCCATACTCCTCGGCGTCGTTCTCCGTGTTCAGTTTCGGGTTCGCGAGTTGGGCGTTGAGCTTCTTCAGGCGCCACATCGCCGCGACCAGATTGGCGGTCGCGATATCGGTCTGCTTGCCTAAGCCGAAGCAGATTTGTACCTCTTGCAGTCTAGTCGTCGACATGCGTCGTTACCTCCTGGGTGTTGGCCGGCGGTTCGCACTGGCTCCAGCCAGCGACCATGAGCGGTGTCAGTACAGCGGGCGTTGCATCGACCTCTTTCGGTTCGCCCGCACCGAAAGGAGGCACTAACCATACCTTGTCCATCAGTCGTCTCCAATTTCCGTAAATGAAAGCGGAACCTCGAAGTAGTCCAGCCCCTCCGCATCGGTCTGCCGCTGAATTGACGGCAGATCCATTGGGTAGCAAGAGGGGTGGACGGTGGCGTTTTCGAGCACGATGCCCGCCGCGGTTGGCACGCCCTTGGTGATCAAGCGAAACAGGCGGTAGTACGCAGACGGCGGATCGCCCTCGAACGTCTCCTTAGCGCGCAGGAACAACGTGACCTGGTGCTTCCACACGTCCACGCCGCCGAACGAGCCTGGCTGCGTCCCCTGCCAGACCGCCATGAGGCACGGCGCGGGCATTGAGTGGATCGCGCGGACCAGACTGATCTTCTTCGGATACGAGTCGTGGTACGCATAGATGCGTTCCGGATCGCCGCCCAATTCGGACAGCAGGTCGGGAATGTCGCGCAGCATCGCGACGAGGTTATTGACGATCTCAGAGGCGTCGATCATAGTTGCTTACCGCCGAGGGTCTTCTCCACCAGGAGACGCGACTTCGATTCCCGCAGGACGCGATTGGTGGCTTCGAGCACAGCAGCCTTGTTCTTCGGCGAGAATACGATCCATGGTTCGATCTTGTTGGTGATCCATGCCTTCAACCGGTCCTTCCGCGTTGAGTTGCTGGCCTTAGCCTTGTTCTCGCTGACCGTCCGGACCTGGAAGTTCCGAAGCATGTCGCCGGTGAGCATGAGGTTCCGGCGATTGCCCTTTCCAATCTTGGTTTTCCAGATGGCGTATCGCTTGCTCAGTGGCTTGGCAGCGGAATCGGTCGGGCCTTGCGCCGCTGCCAGCCGGTTCTTGGCCGCCGCCACGCCGACGTTCCCGATCTTGAACATCTGGGTCTGTCGGAAGTTCAACCGGTCCAGCCGGATCTGCTTTTTTTGATAGATCCGAACGGAAGGCATCTGGACCTTTTACGAACGCAACCGCAGCGACAGCCAGGCACCACCGGTCGGGTCGGTCAGCACCTCGAAGACGGTGTACGTCATGCCGTCGACGGTCGCCTCGTCGCCGTGCTCCGGCCGCTCGGCGAAGTCTGCCAGATTCACGAAGAGGCGCGCGTAGAGTCCATCCTGATGACGTTCCTCGTCGGTGTCCCTCTGGAAGATTCCGTTGACCGTGAATGCATCACTAGCTGCAGGCTGATATGACAGGCTGGAGCCGAGCGTCTTGATACAGGCCCTATTCAGCGCGGCGAAGGAAGACATCACGCCTTCCGGGTGTATTCCAACCACACCGCGTAAACGTAAGCGTCGTTGGAGGCGGTCGCATGCGCGCCGGGCTTGAGGCCGATGGTCAAGAACTTCGGATAGGCGCCCACATCGGCGGCGGCCAGCGCGACGGTGAGCTTCTGGAGAGCGGTACTGAGAGCGGCAGTGTCGCCGCCCATGTTCGTGTCGCCCACGCCCTCCCACGCCGACACGGTGATGACCGGCACATCCACCGAACCAGCCTTCATGCCCGCCAGAATGTTCACGACGATGGGTTGGGCATCATCCAGATCCGGAGGATACGCGACCGGGGGCATCTGGACCTCGATCACGGAGGCTGAGGCCCAGGACAGACGCAACGACTTGTCGGTTGCGCCGTTCGTCCGTTCGAGGAGGGGGTCCGTGTCCTTGGAGGCAGTGCCGCCGTCGGTCGCGCCCTTCACGCCGATATCGTTGGAGGCGATGATTCGGGCCCCAGTGATCGGGAGTTGAATCACTCCCTTCTTCAAGTTCCCCGACGGCGAGATGTCGGAGATCGTCAAGACTTGCTTCGCCATTTGGTGTCTCCTTTGCCGGCGGTACCGGCAGGCTTGGTTTTCACGGAAGGAACACTGGGTTGATCGACCATGGTGATCCTCCGCAGTTCATACAACTGCCGCAGCAGTCGCAGGTATACGCGCGCCGCTCCCGGCTCCACCGGAGCAGGCGGCATCGCCTCCCCCGGTTTCATGGAGACGCCGTTGAGCACCGGCAGGCGCGCGGTAACTAGGAATCGGGCTGAAGGGTCGAACTTCGGCAGTGACTTATAACCCATCGGGCGACCTCCTCTACGCGATTGCGCCGGTGAAGAAGTACCCGAGCTCCGGAGCGATGAGCTTGGAGTCGAATGCCATCTCGATCTCGACGATGTCGCTGGCGATAATCTCCCAGCGGTACCGTTTGATCCGGTTGCCTTCGTTCCCTGCGCCGAGGTAGCCGGTCCAGGAAAAGGTATATGCAGCGGACGGGGTGAGCAGGCCGGGGCTGGGCGCGACGTTGCAGAGCAGCGCGCTCTTACCGCCAATGAAGGAGTGCGCGGCCGTCTGACCCTCAGCCGCAGTGTTCTCAATGCTGCCCATCACGAGGATGCGGTCCAGTTCGAGAATGGCCGCGAGAGCTTCGCGGGACACGGTGGCGGGACGCCCCGCCGTCTGGCCGTACTTCACGCGGTCCACCAGATCCGGATGGTCAACGAGCTTCAACCATACCGGCTCGGACAGCACCAGCGTGTTGGCCGGATAGCCGGTGGCTTGCTTGATGGCCAGTTTGCCGGCGCGAACATCCTCGATGGGGGTCGATGCGCCGTCGTTCCACTGGAGAAACTCGCCCGCGCCGGGAGCGGCTGCCTTGCCGGTCACGTCGGTTCCCCACTTGCCGGTCGTGAACAAATTGGCCGCGAAGATCTTCTCACGCCGGATCAACGCCTGCTGTGACAGGAACTCCGTCGCATCGCGATCCATGTTGAGGACCGCGTCGGCGTTCCCGCGCAACTGATCGGGGATCGGCTTCGCCTCGGCCCACACGTCCGCGAAGTAGGTCGGCGTGTTGTCGAGGCGGTAACCCACGCTCGCGGCCGGAGTGCCGGGCGCGCGGCGTTGCATTTGATCGCGGAAGAAGTCGCCGCGATTGTAGACGTAGTAACGGTCGCTCTGCTTGGTCACCGGAATGATGGGGCAGACTTGCGCGGCCACAAACTCCGTCTGGTTCTGGAGATACGCGATGCTGATCTGGGTCAGCGGCGTGTTGACGTGGACGTCACCGGGAGTCGGGGTATACATGGTTGTTCATTGCTCCTTGTTCTGAATTGCCCTGCTACCGCTGCAGGATCAGCAGTGCCGGGACGATGTCGCCCGCCGCGCCCGCTGCTGCCAGCGCCTTTGCGACGATCTTGCCCGAGGATTGGGTGATCGCCTTTCCGTTGCCATCCACTTCGAGCAGCGCGCCATTCGCGAACGACGCGCCTGCCATCACCCGGGCGATTTGACCGGGGAAGGATGCCAGTCCGCAGGGGCGACCCTGCGCACTGGGGCCGAGTGCGATGACGCCATCCGACGCGACGCCCGCGCCGGTCACCGCCACCTGCCCGCTGGCGTTGATCGTCCCGAACAGAAACTGCTTCGTGGACAGGTCGGCGCTAGCCGGGACCGAGACCGTTTGCAAATTGACTTCGAAAGCCATGATTGATTGCTCCTTTTCGGTTGGATTGGCTCGCCGCCCTAGTTCGCCCGCACCGGGGCCGACTTCTCAGCGAGGTACTGCTGATAGAGCTCGGGGTGGAGCTTCATCGCCTCCACGTACGCCTGCGCGAACGGGATGTTGCGGCTGGCCGCGAGTTGCTGCGCGGCGGCGTTCAACTGTGCTTCCGCGCCGGTCGGGCTGCCCTGAACGTGCGACTGCACAGCCGTCCGCTGCGACTCCTGCGCCTTGAGCGAGAGCAGGTGCTCGCGGACCTGGGCCACCGTCTTCTTGCTCGCGATCATTTCCGCGACCGATTCGGGATGGCCGGAGAGGGTGCAGAGCACCGCGATCTCTTCGTACTCCGCGCGCAACTGGGCCTCGATTGCGGCACCATCAACCACTGACGCGGCGGTGGAAGCAGGAACTTCCGGGGGTTTCACTTCGGCGGGCACCGGCGGTGCAGCGGGGGCGTCTGCCGTTTTCGTTTCGACTTGCTGACTCATAGTCATTTCTCCTTTCGGGATCTGCGTTGCGGCAGACGCCGCCACGCGAGCTTGCTTGCGCGCCGTCGCCGCTTCGAGAACGGCATCCAGCGCATCGTCAAAAGTTCCAACCTGATCCGCGAAGCCAGCGCTGATGGCCTTCTCCGCGTAGCACAGGCCCGCTTCGGTGTTCCGGACCAACGCCGGTTTCATCTCGCGGTTGCGCGCGACCGTGCCCACGAACATGTCGTAGAGGCGGTCGATTTCGGTTTGCAGTTCGTCCTTGGCCGAACCGGAAAGCGCCTCGTGCGGGTTGAAATCGTTCTTCCGGGCGCCCGCATAGATCGCGGTGTACTTCCTGCCGACCTTCTCGTCGAAGCCAGACTGATCCAAATGCAGCGCGATTACGCCGACGCTGCCCACCCCGCCGGTGCGGGTCACGAACAGGCGTTGCGCGCTACTGGCGATGGCGTACGCCGCCGAGAACGCATCGTCGTCCGCGATGGCGAAACACGGCTTCTCCGCCCGCGCGCCGTAGATCTCGTCCGCGAGGTCGAACAGCCCGCCAACTTCGCCGCCAGGCGAGTCCACGTCGAGCAGGATGCCCTGGATACGCGGGTCGCGCACCGCATCCTGGAAGTCCGCGCGGATGCTCTCGTAGGACTGGAGTCCGGACGCGGCATCGAGCCAACTGGCTTTCTTCACGAGCGTCCCGGAGACGCCGATAACCGCGACGCCTTCCGGAGTCACCAGATACGGCTTCTGGCTCCGGGCCGCCCCGTCCGTCTCGTCAGGATCGTCCGCCTCGTCCAGAGGCATCCGCGCGACCACCTGCGCGCCCAGGCCCTCGATCTCGATCTCCGCTTGGCGCAGGCCAAGGCGCGGGCCGATGGCCTGGAGGATGACGCTCAACTTCTGCGGCTGGATCAGCAGCGGAACGCCGAAGACCCGTCCCGCGAGGTGCGGGAGATAGTTCGTTCTCATTTTTTAGGCTCCTTGCGCTTCGGCTTTGGCGGTTGCGGCTTGGGCGGCTCCGGCTTCGAATCGGCTGGCGCGCCGCCATCCGGAGCGTCACCGCCGTCGCCGGTATCCAGGATGTTCGCCGCCTGGCCGCGCGCGTCCGTCTTTCTGGGATCGGAATCGAGCACCAGGCCCAAGCGGTCGGCGCGCTCGTTGTCACGGGCGATCTGCTCGTCCACCTCTTCCTCGTCCAACCCCGTTTCGTTGATGGACATGCTCCGCGCCTTCAGGCCGGCGCGGATCGCCATGATCTCGGCCTTCACGTCCTTCTCCGGATCGACCCAGGCCCACTTCGGCGTGTGCCACTCGACCGCCAGGTAGTCGTCCCGGTTGGCCATGTAATCGCGGGCGTCGAGCTTGCCCGCCAGGACCGCCTGCTCGACGAACGCGCGCCAGGTCGGGCGGCAAAACTGGTAGATGAAGACGCCGAACTGGATCTGCTCACACAGCCGCCGGAAGGAGAGGATGCCGGCCCGGATCGACGAATAACTGGTCTTCGACAGATCGCCGGTGAGCATGTCGTACGGCAGGCCCAGCCCCGCCGCGATCCGGAGCAACTGGATGCGTTCGAACGCCTCGTAGTTCCCGCCCACGTCGGCGGGATCACTGAACTTCACGTCCTCGCCGGGCTCCAACTCGGTCATGGTGCCCGCTTCGAGTTGAGCCACCGCGACACCCTGCTCGCCCGATCCGGCCACGCCTCCGGCGTCGGTGGCTTCCTGCGGCGCGGCGTTCGGGAAGAATGCGTCGTCCGGATTCTGGCGGGTAATGAAGCCCATCATCATCGCGGCGAACTTCTTCCGCAGCAGTTCGGCGTCGTCGTACTGGTCCAGCTCCCACAGGCGCACCAGCGCGTTCGCCATCCACGGGACGCCCCGCAACTGGCCGGGCCGGAGCGACCGGAACAGATGCATGACTTCCGCGGCCGGAACCCGCATCAGTTCCAGGTCGGTTGGGAAGAAGATCCTCTCGCCCGGATGCTGCTTGTAGAAGTAGTAAGCCGTGCGGCGACCGGACGGATCGAACTCGATGGATGCGCGCACGACGTTCCCTTGTGGCGTGTTGGGAGTGGGCCGCGCCAGGTAGAACGGCAACTGCTCCGCTTCGATCAACTGGAACTGAAGCGGCACGCTCAAACCCTCGCGGAGGTCACGGTCGTGCCTGCGCGCGAAGCACTCGCCGCCCTCGACCATCGACCGGAACGCGAGCGCCTGAAGACCGTAGATATCGGTCATCTCGGCGGCGTCCGCTTCGTTTGCCCAGAGGGACCAGAGCGCCTGCAGCTTCTCCTTGACCACCAGCTTCGGGTGCATCGACTGCGGCTTGATGCCGGTACCGATGGCGTTGCATACCCACTCGTCCACCGCTTTCGAAGCCCATCCGTCCTTGCGGATGATGTCGCGGGAACGCGCCACCAACTGATCCGCGCTCTGATACCAGACGGAGTTGATGGCGTCGCGCGTCGTGACCCAGTTGCCCAGCCGCCGGCCAGCCGTGGCGCCCTCGTACGGCGAACCGCTGGCGCGCCGCGCGGGAGGCTGCACGGGCGCACCGCTCCCGCCCCACTTGAAGCGGGTCAGAAATGAGCTCAGGTTGAACACAGATTGAAAGAAGAGGGCGCGATTGAACTGATCTAGCGGCTCCGCCTGCGAGATTGTTGGGTTGCCAGTCGGCCGCCCACCTGTTCAGTAAACGTCACCGCGCATTTCGCGGGTGATCCACTTCAACTTCCCAGATGCCGACTTTCGGCTCACGTCGACTGGCGCACATCTACGGGTCGAGCGTTTTCCGTCAACTTGCCGCGATTCGGCCGATTACCGTCGCTAAGCCGACTTGAACTAAGACTTGTGGGGAGTAATTGGGTCCGCGCGCGGTTCCGCGCCCTGGCGGCCAGGTGGGCGGCAGATGGATTCCGACGTGCCTACCTCTGTTGCCTACTAGACGAGACAGAGCGGCGTTCCTCAGGTTGTCGGCAACCCAAAAGGCCCACTTCGGACTTGCCTGCGCACCTTCGGGCCTACGAGCCAGTCAAAGTGAGCCCTAGCAGCAGCGCTGAGCCGATCAAACTGGGCCCGACGGTACGCTGCCAGCAGGGTGCAGCAACTGGAGAACACTCGTCGTTGTCGCCGAGAGAACTTCCGCAATGACGAATCTGAGACATCCTCATGCGGTGCCTTCCTCCCTACCAGCTGTGCTATCTGCCCAGGATGAACAGCGGCGTTCAACTCATGTGACACTTGCTTAATTGCCTCAACCGCTTCAGCACCGAGTCCAGATGGCTCCTCACCCATCAGTTCCCGAGCGTACTCAATGTAGTAGCTCAGCTCTCTGTGGGCCATATATGAAATTGGCTTCCTGGTATCTTGAGAGAAGCCGGAGCCAGAGGTGGCTGCAAAAGCTCGCCACTCGACCGGGTGATCGCTGAAATAGACCGTCCAAAAGACCAGTTCTACAAGGCGACGTAGCTCAACCATTGCCACCGATTGCTGGCCAATACCTACAAGCAACGGCACCCGTAAGATGATTGAACGGGCACCAGCTACGCGGGGATGAAGCCTTGGATCCCTGAAGCCGCTCAAGACGGTATCCGCCGAAAGTGAGATGTGGTAGACGTCTCCAAATGCAGAACTTGCCTGGACTTGTTTGAGGGACTCCTCGATCAGTGAATTGGCATCAAGAATATATTCGGTTGTCAGGACGCGAAGCTGCGACGAACCAGGCGTCAATACACTCACGACCGGGAGCCCTTTATTACGTCGAGCCAGCCCTGCGTCTGGCTATCTCCGGCCCCCACCAGTTGAGAGATTATTTGTAAACGGCGTGGTTCAGGGCTGAGAAGAATGGCATCAGCAAGCCGGCCTGCCAGCCGTTGCCTGCTCTCTTTGGAGCGCGGCGCGACTTTGAGACCCATTTCCTTCGCGAACTGAATGATCGACTGAGTGCTGCTGAAACGCCGAGAACTGCGGATGGCGCTCACAATCTCGGCTTTTTCATCTGAGCTGTTATGCTGCGAGCGGACCGACTCCGACGAAAGCGGTTTGGGCCTCCTGGCTTTGGTGGAGTGGGCCTCGGCAGGGAAACGCTCAGCCTCACGAGCGAGTTCACGCAGAGCTTCACTCACATGCCCCGTCACGGCGCCATACTCACTGGCACGGAAGAAATCCGATGCCGAATAGTCGCTGAGCAATCGATAAATCTCGCTCAAGATAGCGTGGATGCGTGAAGTTTTCATGATCTCCTTTTCCCCTTTGGAGCCTTGGCATCAGTTGCCAACTCCGTGATTCGCTTTGTGAGCTCCTGCGCGATCTTCACCGCAGCGAGGCGGGCCTTGTCCTGAACGTACAGCGTTTCGAAAATTGGGGTCTGGTCTTTGACTGATCGGATGAACGAGTTAGAATATCGAAGCGACGACCCGAAAACGTACGTGCCCGCTTTTTGTGCCGCCGCCCGAATATCGGCCATGACCTGCTGCTCAACGCTCGATGTGCCCGTAACTTGGGTGAATACAATTCCCAGAACCTTGACGCTATGCGCATCAATACAGTTATTGCGAAAGGTCTTTATCGTCTCGTTCAGGTTCGCGAATCCGAGGATCGAGAAGCGATCTGGGCGCATCGGTATGAGCAAGTAATCGGACGCACTGAGGGCCATGGTCGTGAGAACGGAGTCGGTCGGCGCACAATCCACGAAGATGTAATTGTAATCGTCCCGCAGTCGAGTAAGCAGCTTCTCCAACTTGTAGTCCATCTGAGCAGGGCTCTTCACGGCCCATGCCAGAGCCAGTTCCGCCGGCAAGAGATCGAATCGTTTGTCGAGGGTCCTTCGAATGTTGTGAAGTGCAGCTTTTGGGTTCTTCTTCACCCTCTTCAACCGGAGGTCGAGCTTCGGTTGATCGATCAGCAAGTCAGCAATTGTGCCTGCCTTAGTGCGATGCTCCTCGAACGCCGCATAGTCCATCACGTATTGGGTTGCGTTGAACTGCGGGTCGAGATCCACCAGAAGAACGTTCTGCTTCTCATATTGGTGCAGGTACCACGCGAGGTTTACTGCGAGGGTCGTCTTTCCGACGCCGCCCTTCATGTTTAGGAGCGAAATCGTTGTAGCCGGCACGCGCGCCTCCCACTCTCGCTGGACAGCCGAGTTCGAAGTCGGCCTAACAGGCCCTATGAACCTGGAACGAGTCTTCCAGTATAGCGAGACTGCAGCGGCCTCTTGAAGCGGCTGGGAAAACGAGAGCAACGGTTGAGACGGCGGCTGCTGGGGCAGTTTCGCGGATTGCTCCCCACAAGCGCGCTTGCGTCTGGGAATCCGCCTTCTACACGAGCGTGTAGTCGGCATCCCTGACTCGTGCCGCCCGTGGTTTCCTGACTGTTGAGGGAAATAGGTTCTGACTGCTCGCCAAGGGTTTAACCGATCTGCAGGACTAGATGCCCTTGCTCCCCGACAGTTGGTACTGCCGGACGCGCTTGCCGGACTGCTGGTTAAGCGAGCTTTGCACAACCGCAATCGCGCGCTGCAACTCCTGAACGGAACGGTAGGTCATACTCCGTCCCTCGAACGTGACCGTCAACGTGCCGGAAGCCAGCGCCTCTTGTAGCGCATCCAAATGAGTCTGCGTGTACGCCATTGCATCCTGCTTTCAGAACCGGCCCCACGTCCGACGCCTGGGCTGGTGCGCTTGTGGCTGCTGGCGCGATCCCGCTGGCGCGCCTGGGGCAGCCGGAGATGGTTTCTCCGGACCCTTCGGTACACCCATGCGGTCCTCAATCGCCCGCCAGTGTTTGTCCTGGTAGCGGTCCAGCCCGATCCGGCTGGCCGCCGCGCGAGCGTAGATCCGGCAATCCAGGGCCTCGTTGCGTTCGCGCATCTTCTGCCACTCGTGACGCCGGTAGCCTTTCACGATCTTCGTGACCAATTGCTCGGCGGTGATCTGTTTGAAGTACTCCTCGCTGTAGTGCGAGAAGTGGCAGTACCCGGGTGGGAAGGATTGCCCCTGCTGGATGTCCTCGTCGGTGGGTCGTTCCAGGCGCAGCCAGCGGTACAACTCCTCTTTCGCCATGCCGGAGTTGACCGGCCAGACCTTCACGCCCCGCTTGATCTTCGCGCCGAGGGGTCCGATTTCAATCGGCGCGGGGTTGCCCAGGAGCGCTGCCGCGCGCGAGTCGCCCTTGATCAC